ATGCTCAATAAGGATTTGCAGCTCGTAGAGGTACCGGTTGAAGTAAAAGTTGATCCGACGGGAACCGGAGGGAACGGAAACGACGCAAAAAAGAAATGGCAGCAATGGTTTGAGGAAATCACCAATGTTGCGGCAAAACAGTTTGGCGATTCCGGGAAACTCGCCGGAGAACTCTATATCAAATCGCTCGAATCTGGTTTTTCTATTGATAAAAGCATAGCGGAAAAACTCGGAGAAGATTTTGACATTTCCGGGGCGCTGAAAGCACAAGAAGATGAAATCAAGAAGACAATGAAAGATCTTCTTGTAATTGATAAAGAAAAAATCGATTCACCATTCGCTATCGACAATAAAGCCTTCGATGCATTAAAAATGCAGGTCGAAGAAATAAAAGAAACGATAAACGGTATTGAATATACAAAAACCTTTAGCGGACTGCAAAGAAAGATAGAATATTTAGCTAAAAGCGAACACGAGCTTTCGATTGCCTCGTACAAAACGACGGGATTCACCGACGAGCAGGCGGCTTCTCTTGCGAACCTGAACGATGAATTTTCCAGAAAGGAGATTCTTTCGGATTACGCCAAGAAAGTCGATGAACTCGGGAAGAGTGAACATGAGCTGACGCGGGAAAAACTCAAATTGCTCGGGGCGACGGAAGAGGAGCTACAGCAATTCGATAGAATGGCAGAAAAGCTCGACAAGGGATCGCTTAAAACATTTCAGGAAGTATTCACAAACGCTACAAAGGATATGCTTTCCTCATGGGGGATTGTCGATGAAGCGATTAACACTACTTTGGCCGACATGGCATACCAACTTGCAAATATGTCGTTTGACGCTGCTCTTGAAGGAACGCACGAATTAGGAAAAGCGCTCGCGGAAGGTGCTGACGCAGGCGAAGCCATGCAAGCGGCTATGACCGCCATGGCACAGAAAATCCTTGATAATCTGCCGATGATGTTCCTTCAGGCAGGTCTACAGTTAATCGCGAATGGGAATTGGCCTCTTGGCTTGGGGTTCATCGCGGCGGCAGGTAGCAGTTCCATTATTGCCGGATATATTGACGGAAAGACTAGTGAAAGCTCTTCCGCAACTGCGAACGCGAATGGCGGAGTATATAATGAATCCGGGGTTATGCCTTTTGCCCAGGGAGGTATCTTTGCAAACACGGTCGTCGATAAACCAACGCTGTTCAAATTTGCACAAGGAACTGGTCTTATGGGCGAACGCGGCGCAGAAGCGATTATACCGTTGCAACGAGGATCCGATGGTCGACTTGGAATATCCTCATATGGCAATACCGAGAATGCAAATACAGCAGTTTTAGTTAACATCCATAATTATTCAGGTGAAAGGATTTCTCAGACGAACCGCATGGATTCGAAGGGGAATCGATCACTAGAAGTCATCGTCGGTAAAATGGTAAATGGCGTTATATCAAGTGGTAAGGCTGATTCCGCTTTAGGTTCTCGATATGAAGGTTTTAGAAAACGGGGGGTATAGGGTGGCATCGATAACTTGGCCTGAAGGCTTACCAATAACATTAAAAACCAGTGGACTTAACGCAAGTTATAAGGATCCCGTCGTAAGGACCGAGATGGACGCGGGTCCTGTTAAAGCTCGTTTACGGTATACGGCCGCGCCAAAAACCGTATCCGGGGCAATTACCATTACCGAACAGCAGAGAGATATACTTGAGTACTTCTATACCGTTGTTACGGGTTTCGGAGCAAATCGATTTAATATGACCGATCCTCAAACGCTTGAGGTTGCGGAGTTTCGCTTTACCGGTCCGCCAAATGAAAATGGAAACGATGGCGGTCTTTGGGAAATTTCAATTTCGCTTGAGAGGTTGTGAGATGAATGGTTTATCAGAAAACGCCACAAAAGCGCTTACTGCTCAGGAATCGGCTCAAGTTTTTCTCTTTATTCTTCGGCTGTATGTAAATAGTGAATCCATTTTTTCTTGCGTAAACAATACACAGCCGGTTGTTTCTAATGGCGTTGTGTACAATCCTGTTTCGTTTAGCCTTGCGCTTCCATCCCAAGGAGTAGACGGCGGGACCCAATCCTGCAAGCTATCGATCGATAATGTCGACCGCCGCATAATGGAAGAAGTGACCAAGGCGCTGGGGAAAACGATTACGGCCGACATTTCCATAATACTTGCTTCCACGCCGGATGTCATAGAGCGCGGGCCTATCAATGTTATCTTGAGAGACGTTACGGCAGATAAATCAACGGTTGAAGCGAATCTGTACGATTTTTATCTTTACGACCGAAACATTCCCGAAGGCAGATACACGCCGGAAGATTTTCCGGGGCTGTTTTAATGGATAGCTGGGTCGCTAACTATATCGGGATTCCTTTTGAAACGAATGGTCGAACAAGGGATGCTTGCGATTGCTATGGGCTCGTTCGACTCGTGTTGCTTGAATGTGAAAGCATACGGCTTCCATTACTGTTAGATGATTATACTGATGCTCTTAATCTTGCCGAAACACGAAAGATCGTTACCTCGTATGCGCCGCTTCTTTTAGGCGAACGGGTGAATATTCCTCGTATCAGGGATATCGCGGTCATGCGTTGCGCTGGAAGCGCTACCCATTTCGGAGTATACGCTGGAGATGGATTTATACTGCATACGTTAAGCAAGACCGGAAGTATCATTGAAAGAATCTCTTCTTTCAATATGAACTCCCGGTTGGAGGGGTTCTATCGTGTCAGTGAAAATTATCGCACAGCTTCACCCTTTCTCGTCAGATCGAGTTGAAATCGAAAGCGAAAAAGACACGGTAAAATGTTTAATACAAAAAATTGCTCCAGAGCTTCCGCTTTCCAGCTGTCGCATCCTTTTTGATGACGAAATTATAATTGATTTTGAACGTATCCCCGAGGATGGCCAAACGGTATTTCTAAAAGTCGTGCCGCAAGGCGATGGTCCCATGGCTGAAGAAGGCGGAAAGATGGCTGGCTGGGGCGGCGTGCTTACTGTTATAGGAATAGTAACGGCTATATTTGTCTTTGCTCCTCTTGGTGCGGCATTAATCGGTACCGGTATCAGTATGATGATGGGTGGTGCAATTCTGGCGAATTATGAACCAGATATTGCTAAAGGTCGCGGGACTCCTGAACACGATCCGTCAATCAGAGGATCAAAAAACCAAGCACGCCAACACGGGTATATCCCGGTTATTCTGGGACGCCATCTTATTGCTCCTGATTTTGCAGCAGCACCGATTACCTCTATAGAAGGGAATGACCAATACCTTCTCCAACTGTTTTGCGCAGGTTATAACAATGTAGAAATAGAAACAGGCACGATCAAAATCGGCGATACTTTACTTGCAGAATATTCAGCAAGCAAGAATCTCGAAACCATTCTCGCAGGAAATGACTCCACCATTAAAATTGAGATTTTGCAGAACGGAGAACAAAGCGCCCTCTATCCGCGTGTCTGCAGAGAGACCTCGTTAAACCAGATTCTAAAAAACAGATACGATGACGGAACGGATGGAGCAATCATCCGAACAACGCCTGATGGAACCACAAAAGTAAATATCGATATATTCTTTTATAACGGATTGGGAGAATATGATGATGATGGAGATCTTCATTCACGAAGCGTTTCTGTCTTTGCGTATATCAAGAAATCATCAGATCCAGACACTGAATATTTATCGCTTGGGGCTTGGTCATCGGGATCAAATACAATATCAGCCGCCTATCTGAAAACTCTTCGATACCAAATCACAAAAGAAAATCTCAATCCCGATTCCTATACGATCAAATTCATTAGGGCGACCGGAGACACTTCCGACAGTAAAATAATTGATGACGTTTATGTTGGATCAATAAGAGCATACACCGATGATCGACCTGTAAAGGAATCTCGGGCAAAAAGTCTGACTTTAATCGCCTTGAAGGTGAAAGCAACGGATCGACTGAATGGCACAATTGATACCTTCAATTTTATCGCTCAATCCATTCTCCCAGTATTTTCCGGGACCGGTACAGGTTCTTCGGCATGGCAAAATGTTTCACGGACAAGTAATCCCGCCGCAATATTACGGTATATACTCCAGGGTCAAATCAACTGTGACCCAGTTCTGGATTCTCATATTGATTGGGCAAGTATTGAATCGTGGTACACATGGTGCGTACAAAAAAACTATACGTGCGACGTAGTCATTTCGGACAAAATTCAGATATCTGATCTTTTATCTAATATCGGGAAAACAGCACGTGCTGAATGCATCAAGATAGATTCTCGATTCTCAATTATTCAGGATGCGGCACGGCCGTCACCGGTCCAGTTGTTCACTCCTCGAAATACCAAAAACTATCAACAAACTATAGCGTTTTCTGATATTCCGGACGCATTGGAAATGACGTTTACAGATGCAGATGCCGATTTCCAAGAGAATCTACGATTGGTTTACAACACAGATTCGGGAGAGTTGTCGGATATTGATCCAAAAGTTAAACAAACGGCAGCTTTATGGGGCGTTACAAATGCACGCCAAGCATTTCTCCTTGGTCGTTACAATTACGCTTGCATGTTGCTGCGTCCTCGAATACATAAAATCGAGATTGATCTTGAATACTTACTGAGCAGGAAAGGCGACTGGATCAAATATGCCGGAGACATCGCGCTAGTTGGAACTGCATATGGAAGAATCTCTTCTCAGATCGGTACCGGATCAACGGTATCAGGAGTGATCGTTGACGAGAAAATAACAATCGAAGCAGGAGAGAAATATGCACTTCGTATCAGGAAAAGCGATGGCGAACTTATACTAATTAACGTTCTCTCGAATGCCGGATATACGAACACTCTCTTTTTTGAGACTCCGATCGAAATTACAGAGGCACCAGAAACAGGAGATCTTTTTACTTTCGGAATACGTGAAAAAGAATCACTTGATTAGCTCATAACGGATATTAC